CTACAATTAACGGTTCTTCACCAATAGCTTTACCTTCAGCTTTGGCTTTACGGAACGCTAATAGTTCATCATAGACAGTAGGTTGATAAACTCTAGTTACAAATTCTTGTAATAAAGATTTATCTGCCTTCTTCTTAGCTAAGAACTCAGCTTGTTCTTTAAAGTTTTCTAAGGTAGCCACAGTAAGTCCTAATGCTTCTTCAGCCTCTTGCATAACGTCAAGATTAAAATCTTTAACGTGAGGCATTCTAAATGCATTACCACCCTGTGACAGGGCAAGTGTAAGAGTATTATTACAAACTACACGTATTGGTGTACATCTTATAGATAAAGATTTACCAACTTTGTGCGGTTGATTAATTAATAAATACCCTTTAATTTCGTCACCTCCAGGAAGTTCAAAGTCGTACTTAACTTTCGCTAAGCCCCATATCTCCGAACCATTCCTAAGTGACCCTGCAGTTTCCATAGTCATATTACCTGCTTTAGTAAACCTTTCGAAAAACTCGAAGATTTTCTCGTTCTGTACAGGTACATAACTATTACCGCAATGGGATAATACTTCGTTATCAGAATCTCTAACAACAAAGTACGTGCTAGGGGTTTGGATAACTTCAACATCATCTGACCAGTCAGGTTCTGATAAAGTGTATCCTGGACGTTTAGAGACTGTCCAGTCTAAGCCTGCAGCTTTCATCATCTCATGAGGCGACAGGTTGTCGTCGACTTTAACACCGAGTCCGTGCCAAGGCACTTCCCCTGCGTAAGCCATCGTTTCTACTAAATGTGCCATAATATTCTCCTTTCTATTTTATGACATGTCAGCCATTATTAGCTAACTTTTAATACTTTATATAACAGTAAAAAGATAGTAAAGCGATTTATGAGTTATTTATATAAGAATATTTTTAAGTAACATATTCCAATCTTCTTCAGTATATTGAGGTTGCATTTCATACAAACAAGGGGTAGAAGATAAACCCCCTTCTAATAAAGATCTAAATTGATTGCCATCATATAAACGTATCCATTTATTTTTATCATGTTGGATTAATGAAAAAACTTTACCACCTGAAGCCATACGTTTAAATGACCAATTACCTCTAGCTATTTTTAGTTCTAGCCAAAACTCTTTTGATTGGATACATCCATTCACATCTGGTGTACCTTGAGTCATCGGTGACTCAACTCTTTGCCAATGTACTTGCGGTATATGTTTTCTAAGTGATTGGTATAAGGTTGTTTCTTTAGGCATAAGTTGTAAAGTCTTTATTATTTAATGCTATCTTTACACCTTTTTCTTGTAGCCATTGTTTAAATAAAACTTTAGCATCTTGTTTAGCTTGGATTTCTGTTTTATATTCTCGTGCTAATTTTCTACCTGCATAATAATCACCATCACTGATCCTACAACAACTAATTATTTGATGTACTCTTTGTTTAGTTATATTGTATTGTTTACCTATTTCTTCATAAGTTTTACCTTGTTTATGAAGTTCATACATTTCTTTATATTGGTTGGCTTTAGTTATTCTTAGGTTTTCTTCTATTCCTTGCATTGGGTTTCTCCTTATTAAATATTTGATCCCAGTTAGACTCTATCTTTTTACGGTCTTCTGGTCTACGTTTCGATCCTTTGCTCATTTTTCTCCTTTGGTTTTGGTGTATAAACTACAACAAACGTACCACAGTTTGGGCAACTTAAATTTGTTTCCATCACGTAATCTTCATCTTCCTCTATATCGTGATCTCCACCCCATATAAGTTGTGTACTACAGTTCCAACAATTCACTTTATCTCTCCCCAACTTGCTCCTACTTCCATATCTATTTCCATAGGCACCGTTAAATTAACACAATTAATCATAGCTTCTTTAACTTTATCTTTTTGTTCTTGGGTTGCTAGGGAAAAATCTAGTTCATCGTGTACTTGTAATAATGGTATTATCCCTTGTTTACGTACTTCTAACATTGCTAACTTGGTCATATCTGCTGCTGAACCTTGAATTAATCTATTTAATGCTTTATATGTATATGCACGTTTTAATTCATTACCATATTTTTCCTCAGCCTTTTCTCTAGGTAATGGTGATACCTCATTAAAACTACCATTAGGTTCCCATAAATCAAACCTAGCTTTCCTACCCCCTAATGTTTTTACATACCCTCTATCAGAACCTAACTTAGTACAATAATCCATAAGCCCTTTTATAAAAGGAACTTTAGTATGGTATTGAGATAGTAGCTCGTTACCTTCTTCCTCAGATACCCCTAGCTCGTTTATAAGCTTTTTAACACCCATCCCATACGTTAGCCCTAGATTAATATCTTTAGCTTGTTTGCGAGGTATGCTTGCCATATCTGCTACGATTTGGTGGAAGTCAGCATTACCACTTAAATAACTTTCTACTGCTTGGTCAGCCCCTGTCATTTTTAAACGACTAGCATAATGGACAGTAATTCTTGGTTCTTGTTGGCTATAATCAAAACAACACCACTCTTCTCCATCTTCTGGAATAAATATCGAACGGATCATTGGACCTATTTCAGGGTCTCTTGCAGGCACTTGTTGTAAGTTTGGATTAGAATAACTAAACCTACCTGTAACTGTACCACCTATCTCTGACCTAGAACTATGTGCTTCTGCATGGATTCTACCGTTTACTTCGTGGTCAAAGATCATTTTCTTTATAAAAGTGCCACCAGCTTTGTTATATTTACGAGCCCTAGCAATAGCTTTAGGCAGATCATGTTCGTGGTTTTCTAACCAATTAGCTTGGAAACTTGGAGAACCTTTTTCAGTATATGGATAATATAAATTAATTTTATCGAAAGCTTTTTGTATAGAAGCGTTAGCCCATATATCGACTTCTACACCGTATTGTCTTTTTATATCTAATAAGATTGCTTGTTCTTTTACCGTAAGTTGTTGCATAATCTTTTCAGCTTTTTCTAAGTCAACTCTAACCCCAAGCATCCGCATTTCTATTACTAGCTTTACTATTTCCATTTCTGTATTAAAAGCTTTATCTAAGTTCTCATCAGATATTTTAGTCTTTAATACTTTCCATAAATCTAATGTAAGTGCTGCATCTTGTGCAGCATAAGGTCCAACATATTTGGACGGTAACTTCCACATCTCACCTTTATCTTTTAATCCATAAGCATTTAGTGCCTCGTCTAATAAGTTTTCATCTTTTTTATCACCACAATATTTTTCACCTAAATTATCTAGTGAATATGAAAAAGCATTTTCATCTAATAATGGTGCAGCAATAAGAGTATCTTTTATATCTCCTTTTACTTCGAAACCTTCAGATGTGAGCCACCCTAAATCATATGCAGCGTTATGAAATACTTTTGTATTATCTGCATCTAGTTGTTTTTTAAGCCACCTATAAACAATACCTTTATCTAAATTACCCCCACCAAGATGAGAGAAAGGAAGATAAATACTTCCCTCCTCCCAAGCCACTGCAACTCCTATTATCTCTCCATCTTTTCTAGCCCAACCTGATCCCTTAGTCCTCAAGTTAGGGTCTCGAGTTTCTAAGTCTATACTGAACTCTCGATATCCAGTTAGGTTAGGCAAAGTTTCTGGGATAACCCAGTCTGTTGCAGGGCTAAACAGTGTCTTCTGTAGGCTCACTTAGTTTATCCTTAGCAAGTTGGTCGAATATATGTGACTCTACTAATAAAAGGTATCGTCTAAGATCACCAATATCGTCTAATATACCATCTGCACTAGGGTCTTGTAGGGCAGTCTCAAAGACATCGTAACCAAGCTTTTTAACTTGGTTCTCTATCCTATCCCACTTGCGAGCTAACATCATGAAAGCACCTACACCGCCACGTTGTTTCCAACTTGTACCGTAAGACTGCTCAGCAACTTTTAGGGCTTCTACATCACCCCATGCAAGGTCTTCCATTAGCTTATAATTATTACCACTCATTTATCTCTCCTTTTAATATAAAGTACACAAGCCTCTCTCCAATCTTTTTGTATGATTGTTTCAGCCATTTCTAAAGCGTTTTGTTTTTTCCCACTCTTATATAAGTTCCAACTTTTAATAATAGGTATAGCAACACGTTCTAAAAATGGGTTATTAAATTTATAATCGTTACGGTAATCACCGTCCATTACAAACTTTAATTCTCTATCAAAAGTTGTTTTATCTTTTACTAAAGGTATAGTCTGCTCATGTAGAAGCTGTGCAACCTTAGTATCATTAAATCTAGTTAAACTAGTTATTGGATTGATAGTAGAAACTTTATCTTTCCATATTGGGTAATCTATATAGATGTGTAAATTATCTGTAAAGTGATAATAAGCACCTACCTTCACACCAATCATTGCTGCCATATATTCATGCAACACACTAAAGTGCACCATATTAGCACCAAAACAACCCCATATTAAATCGTTAGACCTATTAGTTACAGTCATGCGTAAAGCACCGTCTCTAATTTTAAAATAGATTTGGGTGTTACAAGGAACGTCTTTGCCTTTACCATCAAGATGATTTAAATCTTGTTCTGTACCCCACATCTGTAATACACAGCGTCTATCATCTGGATTTCTTTTTAACATATTTATAATTACTTGTAGTTGGTCTTTACCAAACATCCACCTCCACCTATAACCATAAGCACCCCATAAACTAATCCCATCATCACTAAACTCACGCATACGAGGTACAAAATGTTCCATAGAAGATAAATCTCCACGACCTGCTAACATCCATAAGCTTTCAGCTAAATGGAAAAAAGGATTACAATCCCTTACAGAATCTGCTAATACTCTTACCGTAGGATATTGGTATTTAATTAAGATAGGATCTTTTAGTTCCCAAACTTTACCGTTGCGACTATCGTACTCAATGTAATTAATATCAGAACCAAATAAATCTAATCCTTTATAAAACGCATCGTTTACATTAAACGCTGTTATCGTATGCATATTTACTCCTTGTTCTTCCTTCACCTTTTAATATCCTTGAGTATTTATCAAACTCACATAAACCACCTTCTACTTCTCTAAGTTCAAAGTTATGTCTATTAGAGTTCATAATATGTGCAGGTAATCTTTCTTTACATATTTCAAATAACTCTCTCATCTCACCCACCCAATCATTAGACTTTCTTGTATAATTTAATGGTCTACCTGTTAACCTGTTGAGTCCACGCATGGCTCCTGGACCAGCATTAGCCCAAGTCAATCTATCTTTAGCATCTTTACCAAACATAGTAAAACTTAAATCAGTAACTACCTCATATGCCATAAATGGACCTTGATAAGGAAAGGTTCGTAAATAGTTCCACATACCTTCTAAAGAGTCTTTATGTTTATGAGCTTCTTCAAGTATTTCATCTTTTCTACCCCA